GTAGGAAAACCTCGGTTTATCCTATCCATTATGGTCCCTCGAACAGTGAGTACTGCCATGAGTCGAACTCGCTCCCGGGCGTTTCACCAGGTGATCAATACCTTTGACTTGGTGTTTCCAAGTCCTGATCACCAAACTGAAACAACCTTTATGGAAGACGAGTTGTGTTTGGATTCTCTCGATCCTAAGACGGATCATCCACTCACTTTGACTCATAACGAGTGCGTTGGAATGGAATTTAGTTGGCAAGGCACCTATCTTGGTGCTGGACAACTAGGTTCTCCATTTGTAATCCCAACGGTGCCGAACTCTGGCCTCGCCACTTGGCTTGGTCAGATTACTGCATCCAGGATTGTAAGTGCCACCGCACCCCTACGACCTTCCGTGTACCCTATCACGAACATGTTAGAGTTTCGTGATGTGCCACGGATGCTGAAGCATGCCGGAGATCTACTTCTAAACCTCTGGAAGAACGCCTCTCCTTATCTGTCTAGACCACAGAATATAGCAAGTGCTATATTGGCCTACCAGTTTGGTTGGGCGCCCATACTTCAGGATCTTCAGCGGGTTTGCGACTTTGGGAAGCTCGTAGACAGACGTCTAGAGCAACTTGGAGCCTTAAACTCGGGGAAGACCGTTCGTAGGAAGGCCAAGTTCGGTGTGTATAATGAGGGCGTCAATGCTACTGTAACTTTACACAGTACCAAAGGCGTCGTCATCCAACCTAAGGCTACGCTATCTAGTGTAACCGAATGTTGGGCCACCGTACGCTGGTCTCTCGCTCCGAATCAATACCTGGCTGGTCTCAAGCCAACTTGGCTTGATGCCTTTAAGTCAGTCTATGGGCTCACGCCCCTAGATATGATTGTCCAGGTATGGAAGGCTTTGCCATGGTCGTGGTTAATCGATTGGTTCGCTAACCTTAGCGAAGCACTGGAGAACGCTAAGAACATGTTGTTCTATACGCCATCCAGAATCAACAAGATGTGGACTACCAGCATCTTGGTGATTTACGATCCACTTAAGCCAGCTTTAAACAAAGTGTTTAAAGGTGGGACCCTGACGAGGACGGTTAAGAACCGTACTCAGCCTTCGGTTACGGATGTACTCGGTGTTCGCCTAAACGTGCCCTTCTTGGACGCGTTCAAGCTGTCAGTCCTCGGTAGTTTGTCCATCGTCAAACTATCTAGACGACGGTAAACTATAGAGGAATCATCACATGGCCTTCGGTGCTACTCTCACCTTAACGGTGAATGCGGTTGCGAAAGTTCTCAACCGCATTAACCAAGACAATTACGGCTCCGAATACTCGTTGGAGACCGCGCTTGACTCTTGGAACCTACGTATCCGACATTCTACCGATAAGGTAGATTCGGAAGGAATGATTATGAAGAGGCATAACTTTTACCTCGAACATATTACATTCCCCACTTCCACACTTCCCGAATACAAGGAAAGTGTTACGTGGACTATGCGACATGGTAAGACCGATGGAAATACCCAGATTGGGTATGACGCAAAGGCTGTCCTTGTCGCTCTTGCTGCGTCCTCTTACGCAATGGTCGACGACCTTAACAACGGTCTCAACTAAAGCGCAGGGGGAAACGCTACAAGTGTAGGTGGAGCATAAGACCCTCCCCCTAAGCGTTGGGGATATGGGGCGCTCTAGTAGCATTTCGGGTCACGTAGACGGCTTCCTGAAAAGGAATCAGTCGCCGTGAAAAGCTACGTAACGTTTGTGATGACACTGTACGGAGGCATCTTCCAAGATGCTGCCATACAGTTGCCCGACATTAAGACCTCTATGGAAAAGGATCTTTCCTACCTCCGTAGAGCACTCGAACAAAGAGGATTGGCGTTCTTCACGCTAACCCTTCCTGACTACGGTCTTTGGATCGATCGATCCTTAGATCGTGGTTCCTTCTCGGACATGGCTGAGATACCACGTGGTATCCCACTATTCCGGGGGAGACCCAGACTTTTCTGGGGAATCCTGATGAAGGTGTTCGATATTAATGGAGTGCTTAGACCCGATGCTGATCACTGGAGTGTCTTGCTACTAAGGACTCTATGTCAGAGTCTAAAGAAGCTTGAAACACCTGTGAAACCTACGGCACTAAAGAAAACCATCAAGGAGTTCTTTGATGTCGAAGAGCATCTTCCAAAGAGCCACTTCTCAAGCTGGGATAGTGATACCCCGACTTGGGAAGCTTCTGACGACCACCCCCTTGCGGGGCGTGGTAATAAGGGCTCTCCAGGGTCGCCCGATCTCTTGGGCGACACTAGCCAGTGTGGTAATCGTGTCCCTTGGAACACTTTACGGAAACTATCCCGTAGAGTCACCTCGGAGCTCGGTTCTCCAAACTGGTGGGATCTTAGGTCAAAGCACGGCCCAGGTGCGGTTTCTGAGTCAGGTTGGGAAAGTAAGTTTGAATTCCCAAACTGGCCTCGGAAACTGGGCCTCT